TTACCGCCCATGTACAGAGCGCCAGCCATCTTGTTCTTTGTGCCGCCGGTCTTGTCTAGCTTGTCATCTAGCTGACCGCTAATTGTGGCTTGCGTCGCCTCGCCCGCTTCAACGCGGCTAAGAATCTGTGCTTGTAACGCTTCACCAGCGTCCACCCTTGCGCCTAACGGAGAGCAAGGGAACCAACCGCCCTCATGGGCAATGAACAATTCAAGCCTGCCAGTGTCATACCAGCCAGTGCCGTCTTCAGCGTCTTCTGGTGGATCTTCAGACACAATGATCTGTGGAGGTACTTCGCCAGCCTCTATGCCCTCAAGCTTATCCAGAATCCACCTGTTGACTTCCATCTGGTTAGTGAGCTTTTCCAGATCATCAGGAGTGGCTTTAAAGCGGCCTTTGGCATCGCGGAACATGATCTCAGGATTAGTCTGGACCTGGTCCGTAGTAATTTCTTCTACGTCTTGGGCTACTCTCCCAACGTACTGGTTGAAATCCTCCTGGGTATTAAAAGTTCCCAGTATGTCTTTGCCTGCCCTCTGAGGGTTTGTCAGCAAGACATTGTTGGTAAATATTGGGCCGCCATCTGGGCCGCCGGAATTAGATCCGCCACCGCTTCCGCCGACAGACGATGCGCCACCGATCAGAAACCAGTAATCGATACCCGACTCAAATGCAGAGCCTTTAGGATAGTGACCCTTGTTGGCCTTGTGAGCGATGTAAATCTCGTTACCAAAAGTAACCATGTCGCCGGCGGAATAGCTGGTGCCTACCTCATACAAGCCGCGATAGAACCTGACAGGAACCGCTTTCTGGTCTTCAGCGTGATGAAGGTAATTGCCGACTAAAAATTTGACCGTCTCTTCGACGCGATCAAAAATCTTTTCCTCTTCTGAGGCGTGATATGACTTGGTGATCTCCGCGGCAGCAAACATTACCGGGCCAAGATCAGCACCAAACGTCTTGGTTTCGCCTTTAGCGGTCTTGGTAGAGATAATTAACTGATCGTTTTCTACCTCAACATCAACAATGGAGTCACCCTGGGCGCCGTCCTTGCCGTGAGTACCGTCCTTTCCATCAACGCCATCACGGCCCTTCTGACCGCGCAGACCCTTAGGGCCACGGCCGACAATGAGCCTGGCTTCGTCTTCAGTCTGCAGGAAGCAACCATAGTCTTTGACGTAAAGGTCGCCTGGCAGGAACTTACCTTCATCAGAGTACGCACCAGCAAATCTGAAGCCTGAGTTGCCTACTCTTTCCCAATCTTCATGATCTGGGTCTTGCGCCGTATCTTTTGTAGCGCGGAAATACTGGCCGAAGTGAAACTGGACCAAGTCTCCTTCACGGTAGACACGATCTTCCCAGACATCGACTTCGATGCCGATTCCGTCTTGACCAGCCTCACCTTGGGCTCCTGGCTCACCTTGCTTTCCTTGCTCACCTTGGGGGCCGACTTCGCCTTGCTCACCCTTTTCGCCGACTTCGCCTTGGGGGCCGTCTTCGCCTTGCTGGCCTTTTTCGCCGGCTGGGCCTTGCTCACCTGCTTGTCCTTGCTCACCTTGCTCTCCTTTCTCCCCGGTCAAACCTGGCTGGCCCTGCGGACCAGGAACACCATCAGCGCCATCCTTCCCATCTCTTGGGGCTGGCTGCTGGATCAACTCATCGACAAGCTCTACAACGTCAGATAAGCCCTTTTTCAGAGGCTCAGTTGTCTCAGTGACGAAAGCGTTAATTTCGCCTGCTAATGTCTGTAAGTCGGTATCTTTCATTTGCGAAGTGCTTTCCTAAATTCCAGTGCATTGAAGGCGCGCTCTTCCGGAGACTCAATTTGAGCAACCGGCTCTGGCGCGGCGACAGGCTGTTCTGGCTGGAAACCAAGCGGAACCATCTGCTGCTGGACTATCGGCTCTTCACCGTTAGGTACTGGGTGCAAGCCCTCTTTCTTGCGGGCTTCGTTGACCGTATACAAACCGCCTTGGATGGCAGAGGTCAGACCAGAAATTCTCGCCTCAAAGTCAGTTCTAAGCAGAGGCTGAGTGTCAAAATCGATCCGCTCGTTAGCGGGGAGATCAAAAATCTTTGTGAACGACTGCTCCAAGTTCTCTAGGAAGCTTCCCAGAGAAACTGAGAGCCACAGAGAGATCATCTGCTCCACGTTAGATAGCGTGGCATGGCTCATATCACCGATGATCGGCAGAGGCGTCCCGTAGACCTTGCAGATCTCCTCAATAGACATGCGCTGCGCTTCAATCAAATTGCTGTCTTGCGAGGTGACATGCATCTGCTGGAACTTTAGACCGCCACTCAATACAGGAACGTGGCCTTGGGCTATACGCTGAGACTGCTTAGTCCAAGCTTCTCGAAGGCTTTCAATTTGATCACGGTTCAAAACGGCATCCGTACTCAATATGCCACTAGGCCGGCTCATCTGTGCAAAGAAATGGGCTTGGCTAGATGACAAGGCGACGTTAACGCCGGCTGCGAGTGCTGCGCTTCTCAGCGGCCCCTCACCGATCAAAGGGTGCCGCGGACAATGAGTTCGCAAATGCAGAATATCCCGGGCAGGAATCAGCACCGTGACTTCATCAGTCAAGAAAGGATTTGCGCCGCCCACTCCGTAGAAAAGCTCTTTCTCTTCGGGTGTGATATACGGCGAGCATGACCGACTATCGGCGCGGTCCAGGCTGACAATCTCACCGCGATTGTTACGCGATGCCATCGAGAAACTTTCACCGTCAAACATAAGCTGGGCGACTGCGTTCATTATGAACTGCGACCAGGTTTCATATGCATTGGGCGCCCGGAAAATACGGGAGGCCGCGCTGGTGGTTACTGTTTCCCACTCATCGTCGCCAACCAATCTTTTGTGAACAGGTCGGCACTGGCTGACTGCTCTGGCAGTAGACATGACGCAAGCGTAGGCAGTCGGAATCTCCCTGCCATCTGCCTTGGGAACGCTTAGGTTGCGCTGGTAGCCATCCTCCATGTATCCCATAGGAAAGCGGCTGCCGAACTCACCAAAGCCGTAGAACTGCCCTCTCTGGCTTCCTTCAGCGCCTGACCAGGGAAGCCATGACTTAATTTTCGTCTTGAGGCTCATCTACCGACTCTGCATCCATTTGAACGGGAGCGCCCTGCTCTAACGAGTCGGCGTCGATGGCTTTCTTTTTGCGTGTTTTCTTAGCCTTTAATGAGACAGGCTTAGTCTTCAGATCCCGGCGGGTCAACGCATACGAGCTCTTGCCCTTAGGATCTTCGGCGCAGTCTTTATCAATTGCTGCGTCCACTAAATCATCCGGGACTTCGATGAAGCCGGTCTGACCTTTTAATTCGATGGTGCGCTTGTACACCCACAGACATTTGCCCACGGAAAAATCTCCTACTGCGTTAGATTAGGCTTGGGTTTCCGGCGTCAGGATCGGGCTCAACATACCCGCACTCGGCGCTGTTCGGGGTCTCAACAACAGTAGACCCGCCGTTCCCATCTGCCAGAGTGACCTTCAGCGTTGTGCCGTCACACTCGCGGGCAAGCTCAGTCCCCAGAGGAGGATGATTAGGCTCGCTTCCTCCACCAACGGAAATGGGATCGCTGAAATAATCAAATACCCCTAAATTATTCGCGCTTTTACCAGTAGGATCTTCAGCCGCGCCCGCGGTTACCATCTGTGCATACAGCGGCTCCATTACTTGCTGAAACCCAGTTTTGCCATTCAGTTCAATCGTGCGCTTGTAAACCCACAATGTTTCGCCAGCGATCATGATTCCTCCTAAAGGAAAAGGCGGCCCGAAGGCCGCCGTTTAGCTTTACCAAGCTACGTTCTGGATCTCTACGACAGAGCCGGCGCGAAGCTCGGACCAATCCGTAAAGAGAACCATGCGGATGCCGCGCGAGAATGTCTGATAAAGACTTCTGACGGGATCAGCAGCGGTGCCATCAACGATGGGCAGAACAGCAGAAGCATCCTCTTCCATGTGGATAGTGGCTTCCTGCGACTCCATGAACTCAGGAGCGTCCATCGCCAATACGAAGTTGGCAGTGTCTACCAGCCATACCTTGTCATTCGGGCAAGTGACCGAAGAGACAACGGGGTAGCCACGCAGAGTGCCTTGAGCAAGCTCTGGGAACATCGGAGCGCCAACAGCGTTAGTGGCCCACAGAAGCGCCATACGGTTAGCTTCTGACATGACCCATACCGCACGACGGCCCATGCTGTTCGCGGTCAGAGCGACTACAGCTTCGCCCAGAACGGTCATAGCATCTTTGCCAGTAGCGTCGATGATGGTGCCAGTGTCTGCTGCAATACCCTGCAAGCCAGGAGGCGTGACAGTGTCGCCAGCAAAGTTAGCGAGGAACGCATTGTCGAGAGCCACAGAAGTGTCTTCTACGATCCAGCGGCGGAACTCACCCATGATGGCAGGCGTAGACCGGCGAACAATCTCTTCGGTAGCCGTAGAGATAACCGCGATGGTCTTAGGCGTCAGAACCTTGCTGCCCAACTGAGCTCGCGCAACACGGATTGGCTCGCCTTCACCCCGGAAGTGACCAGCCATATTCGGCGTCTGCTCACGGTAAGGGATCTTGATGCTGGCAGAGTTGCCAAAATCAATCGGAGTCAAACCCATGTTAGGCAGAATTGCCTCAGGCTGAAGGAGCTCGAGGAATTCGCTAACGCTTTCACGGCAAAGTTCGGATGCCCAGCCCTGGACGCTGGTCATTGCGGGATCGACTGCCGCCTTGTTTACGATGGAAGCGACAGCCTTAACGGTGTCATCTTCGCCAGCGTAACGACCCAGGACCGAATCAAAGCTCTTGCCAGTTACAACTGACTCAAACTTAGCGGCGGCGTTCATGACCAGACGGTCAACCGGATCGATACGCTTAATGGTATGGATGCCAGGTGCCTGTGCAGGAGCAGATTCAACTGCTACAGCCTTGGTCTTGAGGCGCTCTTCGATGCCACGCAGACGCTTAACTTCAGCTTCTGCGGCGTCGATGCCTTCAATCAGTTCATCGATTACAACGGCTGACTCTTCGTTACCTTCTTCG